AACTGGAGTGCTTGGTGGTTTTTACTCACTGTATTTCTTCTGGCAAACAAATAAATCAAGGAGCATTAAATGATCACAGTCAAAGATTTTATGGAAGTGGTTGATTATCGAATCACCCAAGGCAGTGAATTCCAGTGGACCTGTTGGGGCGACAATGCATACACTCTAGACAGTTGGAACGGCGACCAAGATGGTCATACAGTATCAATTATTTTTGATACAACAACGCAGGTAGTGTACATGGCTTCAGCCTATGATTATAAAAATCAGCGTGCCTATCGTTGGTTAAATCCTGAGTTTATTGCAGCATATAAAGCAGAATGCTCGACCAAAGGGTGCGATGACAATGCCTGGGATGACGTGGCATATTGTGACCTAGAGTTAGCAGCAGACTTGCTTGAAAAAGCACGAGCCATTGTTCTTGGTCAGCCATACGACACAAGAGTTTTAGTAAACTTGACCCTTGACGACAAAACTATTTTTCAACTCATGCAATCGGCACACATCAGTGACATGACATTAAACAAATATGTTGAGCAATTGTTACACAATGAAATGTCCAGGATCAAACGTGCTCAGGTCAATGATGAAGCATCCAGAGCGTGATAAAATCTGGTGGATCATGCGCAGTATGGAAATGATAACCTGTATCCATATCATTGCTAATTTTTGGGTACATTATAATTAAGGAGTGTTAAAATGAATAATTTTTGGAAAAGACTGTTGTTTGTGGTTGTATTAGCTGCGTTAATTTTTGCACTGTTGCCAATGACTGTGATTGATATTTTAGGCAAGTTTGCCATTGGTTGGATGCTGGCAGATATTGCTAATAACGTAATTGACGGAGTAAAATAATATGTTGAAGAGTTTAATGGCCTGGCATGATCAGTATTATAGTCAGATCAGTTGGTTTCTAATAGGACTGTTTATTGCATTTGGCATCACCGATGTTGGTCAGCATGATTATCTAAGTGCTGTGATTAATTTTGGCCTGGCATTGACCAATTATATTTTTCGAAACTCAAAATAGATAGTATCGGCATAATTTTTCGTTGCACGCTATTGTCTAGCTCCTAGTGCAACGAACCTCAAAGCCCGTGTAGAAATACTCGGGCTTCTTTTTAGGTTGACTATAGAGACTAACACCAGTATACTAACAGTATGATATATCAGAATGTTGAAGATTACATAGAACTTTTAGCCGGATACGATCCTGCTGACCCTACGTCAATTCTGACACAGCACTCTAAATATAAATTTAATCTAGCACGATACGATATACAAATTGTAGATAACATGGCCACTGCTACTCTGTGGAATGGCAAAGCATTGACTGATAAACAGGGCGAGCTGGCCATAAAATTGGTTAACAAATATCGTCGTCAATTTAACACCAATGGCATAGACATCACATCAGTGGAATCCAATCCCAGCTGGCGCATGCCATTACGAACCATCGACAGACAACAGCGCATATGGATAGACAATGATCAGGTCCTGGTTAAGTTTCCGTATAATCAATTGCATATTGAAAAAATGCGCGAGCTAAAAGACACTGGAATGGGCAGTGCAGTGTATGATCAATCCAGCAAGGTCTGGCAGTTGGCCATTACCGAATACAATATTAATTTTGTTGTGATATGGGGTAAATTAAATAATTTTGACATAGACGATCAGGTCAATGCGTTGTTCAAACAGATCATTGACTGTGAGAATAGTTCATACGAAATCAAACTTGTGAGCACCGGCACAGAATACAAAATTATTAATGCAGCACCGAGTCTAATAGACTATATCAACAATTCATTGGGTGGATTTGGTTTGTCCAATGGAATTAAACTAATTGACTATGCAGGAGTGTTGGGATATACTCATGATGAAAATCTAGTACGTCCTGCACTGTTGGATGTATTTAAACAACAACGTCAGATTCAAATAACGCCAACACAAAATAATTTAGATTTACTTTTTTCCTATGCGGAATTGACCAATCGTTTTCCTATCTGCATATATGACCCTGGTTTAAAAAATATAGATTTAAGTTATTTTGATGAAAAAGATATTGTACGATTTGGTCCATCTGGTAAAACCAACACTAGCAATTATAACATACATAATGTTAAAGTAGTGTATGCCAACTCTATTCCGTCGACATGGAACTACGATATTCCATTGTTGATAACAACTCAGCAACTATTGCACGGCGGCAAACGTATGGAATGGGTCAACAGAGCAGAAAAAATAGTCTATTATTGTAATACCCTACTAAGAGAACCCAATCAATGACCAAATGTACAATTATAATCAACGACGAGGTAAATTGTAAATTGGAAGGGTTAGAAACCACCGAGCGAAAATATCTCAGTAATAAATTTAAATACGACATTCCTGGCGCACGTTACCTGCCAGCGGTTCGTCTAGGTAGATGGGATGGCAAAGTTGCTTTCTTTCAAATGGGCGGCAGTACCTATACTAATCTACTGCCAGAAATATTGCCATACCTGGATGAACGTGGATACGATATTGTGTTAGATGACCGTCGCAACTATGCCACACAGTTTGAATTTACAGAAGTAACTCCAGAGACATTTGCTCATAAAGTGTGGCCAGACAATCACCCAATTGCGGGACAGCCAGTGGTTCTACGTGATTATCAAATTGAAATCATCAATAAGTTTTTAGCAAATCCACAATGCCTGCAGGAAATTGCCACAGGTGCAGGTAAAACATTGATCACTGCTGCATTGAGTTATAGCTGTGAGTCACATGGTCGTACCATTGTGATTGTTCCTAATAAAAGTTTGGTCACTCAGACCGAAGAAGATTACAAAAACCTAGGACTAGATGTGGGTGTATACTATGGCGGACGCAAAGAATTTAGCTGTACACATACTATTTGTACCTGGCAGAGCCTAAACATCTTGCTTAAAAATACCAAAGGTGGAGAAGCCGACATCACCATTGGTGAGTTTTTAACAGATGTTGTTTGCATCATGGTTGATGAGGCACATGCTGCCAAGGCCGACGCATTGAGAACTCTGCTCACTGGAGTAATGGCGCACATACCAATTCGTTGGGGACTGACTGGCACAATACCCAAAGAAGATTATGAATTTGCCAGTCTTAGATGTTCACTGGGAGAGGTAATTGGTCGGCTAAGTGCCAGTGAACTTCAAGAGCAAGGAGTTTTGGCCAATTGCCATGTAAATATACTACAATTGATAGATCACGTGGAGTACAGAGACTATCAAAGCGAACTTAAATATCTGTTAGAAACAGATGCACGATTGGATTATATTGCCAATCTGGTCGCTAACATACGTAAAACAGGTAATACTTTAATTTTAATTGACCGCATTGCCCCGGGTAAAATTCTATTAGAAAAAATTCCCGGAGCGGTATTCGTGTCAGGGGGCACTAAAGCAGATGACAGAAAAGAAAGCTATGATGAATTTGCCACAAATAATGATGTGGTTGCTATTGCCACTTACGGGGTTGCTGCTGTTGGCATTAATATTCCTCGTATTTTTAACCTTGTGCTTATTGAGCCTGGTAAGAGTTTTGTTAGGGTCATCCAAAGCATCGGGCGGGGCATCCGCAAAGCAGAAGACAAAGACTTTGTACAAATCTGGGATGTAACATCAACCTGTAAGTTTGCCAAACGGCATATTACAACTCGTAAGAAATTTTACAACGATGCAAATTACCCCTTTGTGGTTGAAAAGGTAGAATGGCAATAATTATTTTCTTATGGTGTATGCCAACCCAACATTTAGCAACAACAAGTATTGATTAAAAGGAATCCAAATTCAATGATGATATTGACGTTAGAAAATACCGCGTACGAAATGAACGAAATACCGGACGAAATTGAAGATTTAAGATTTGCAGTATTAGACAACAGTGATCCAAAAAATCCTGACTATTTTTTTATTCCTCTGATCTTTTTAGAGTCCTTTAATAGTCCTGCCTTGGTATTGAGTATAGGTAATAATCTAGTCAGAATGCCAGTTGATTGGCAGATTCTCATTGGCGAACATGATCTTGGCGACCTAGAAGTTATTCCGTTGACCAGCATCAATGATCGTGGATTCAGTGCATTTGCCTTTAATCCATTGAGTAGTTTTAAACCAGAATTTTTTCCAATTGAAATTGTTGACATCTATCAAGATGTCAAGTGGTATTTTCCTAAGTTACGCCCAGGTCAGATGTTGGCTGTGCCTATCAACGATGGTGATAAACCGTTGTGTGCTTACTTTGTTAGAGATATCAGTCGACAGAGCGAAGTTGTTGATTATGGGAAGATATGGTAGATGGTGACACCAATGAAACAACAAACAGCCAAGAAAAATAGTGCTTTACAATCTGCCGTTGACCACTGTATAATAATACACACACTCAGTGAGGATTGCACCAATGACATTTAACCCTGATCAATTTAAACAAAAAAAGAAACGCCCAGTGGATCCCAATGCTCCGCCACGCCCCAACCTACTGAGCCATGATAAAAAATTACGAGAAACTCAAGACCTGATCAATGATCTGCAGATAAAAATACGTGCGCAAACTGAAGAAATTACTCGATTGAAAACAGACTATAGTAACCTACAACAGAGCGTAAATCAGATAATAAATTATTTAAGGAAAGGCCAATGAGTAGTAGTCTAGCTATAACATCTGAGATGCAGGCATTTGATCGCAAGGATCGTGGGTACTATGATAATTTCACCGACGATGACCGTAAAAAGTTCAGCACATACTTGATGTTGAAATATGGTGCCAATGTCAACGGCAGTCAGGAACTACAGGCCTACTACCTCATGGCTGTGAATGAGCGGGTCAACAAAAACTTCTTTGATCTGGGCAAACATACCAAACTACAATGGCTATGCTGTACCACAGTGAGCCCGGCCATGGGCACGCAATTTCATTATTGGCTTAATGCTAAAAAGAAGACTGGTGATAATAAAGCACAGAAGTTCCTGGCAGAATTGTATCCTACAATGAAATCCAACGAAATTGACCTATTGGCAAAACTAAATGATAAACGAAATCTTACAGACATGGCGCGAGACCTCGGGTTTGATGACAAATCAATCAAGTCTAAACTTTAAATGTAAATACTGCAACAAAGAATTCCGACGAGAATCAACCCTGTCGGCACATCTCTGTGAACAGAAACGCAGATTCCAACAGGAAAAAGAAGTAGGGGTGCAGTTTGGCTATCAGGCATATCTGCGGTTCTATGAAATGACACAAGGGTCAGCCAAACTCAAGACCTACAATGATTTTGCAACCAGCCCTTATTATGCGGCTTTTACTAAGTTTGGTCGTTACCTAATTGCCATACGTGCAGTGAATCCGCGTGCATTTATAGAATATGTAATTAAAAATAATAAAAAACTTGACCATTGGTGTCATGAGGCTGTGTATGTGGAATATTTGCAGGTATATCTCAAACGAGAAGCTGTGCAAGATGCACTAGAACGTGCCCTGAAAGAAATGCAGGATTATGCAGATGAACATCCCGAACTCAAAGGAGGATTCAGTGATTATTTTAGATACGGCAATTCAAATCGTGTGTGCCATCATATTGTCAATGGTCGTGTTAGTCCTTGGATTGTTTTTAATTGTGCATCGGGGGTGGAATTTCTTGAAGCACTCACTGAAGAACAAATTGCTATAATTTTGCCATGGATAGATCCAGAGATCTGGCAACGACGTTTTCAAGATTATCTAGCAGATACTGAATGGGTTAAAATGATCTTAAAGGATGCGGGTTTATGAAATTTCAGTCTGACGTAGATATAGATTTTGCCGACCGAACAGAGATATTGAATTTAATAGATCATGTACCTGCGAGCATACTAACTAATGGTAATTTTCAAAAACATGCGTCTGGAATCTATGTAACGGACATTCCGCAAGATCCATTCACCGGGCATGCTAGTTTGGATTACCGTGCAGCTGAGGATCGCGGCTATATAAAACTAGATCTGCTGAACGTAAACTTATACAAACAAGTCAGAGATGAAGCGCACTTACTTGAATTAATGCAAGAGCCAGACTGGACCAAACTCTACGATAAAACTATGTTTGATCAATTGATACACGTCAACGGGCACTACGATTTACTATTGCAGATGCCAGAACCTGTGGATACTATTGCTAGATTGGCAATGTTTTTGGCTATTATCCGCCCAGCAAAACGCAACCTGGCAGGGAAAACATGGAAAGAAGTGGCCGAAACGGTGTGGGATAAACCCACAGGCGATACGTATTATTTCAAACGTAGTCACTCATGTGCTTATGCAAATCTAGTTGTGGTGAATATGAATTTATTGCAAGAACAAAATACTAGCCCATCTTCCTGACCAGCATAATACTTCTGCGTTTACTACGTTTCTGTGCTATTTCTTTGAGACTGATGTAAGGTCCGTGTTGTATATCCACATCTTTGCTGTTAAATGTTTTTAAACAAACTCTAAATTCAATCCAATCCTGTTTTAAAAACACATTGATAGGCACTAGTCTATTACTTTCCCACCACCATTGATCTGCTAATTCTATATAGCGGGTTTTTTGTTCCAATGATTTTAGTAAAGCATAGTCATAAATTGTTGTAATTAACTCGTCTGAATTTTGAATGATGCCAATGTATTCGTTGCCGCCATAGGTTATAAACGAAAGGAAGGGATATTGGTCTAATAAATGTTTAAATGTGTCTTCCATGTGTTCCACGATAAATATACTAAAGGATCAAGCAAAGTGCCACTGATTACAAGTTATTTATACCAAAATACTTTCACCGTTCAGGTTCTGGACCACAGCAATCCCAGCATACAACACATAAGGAATCGAGTCGTGTATCAGAGACCAATAGAAATCTACCGCGGTGCGGATAATCCTATAACCATTAAATTTAAAAATCAGGATCAAAAGACAGCCAACATTGCAGGCAAGACCTTTACTGGATATATCATTGATTATTTAAAAGGTAATGTTGTGGCCAACGTAAATGTAACCATCAGCAACGTTTCAACTGCCACTGCCAGTACAGTATTATCCAAAAGTTTTATTAACTCGCTTCCTCAAAACAAATATAAACTAGCATTTTTACAGTACGATGGTACTTATGACACACCCATATACAGCAATGACAATTTTGGGGTCTATGCAGAATTAAACATCAACCCAGCATTTGCACTAGACCCATTTACTTCCAGCACTTCCGACTACAACGGCGATGTTGACCTAGGTATATTATAATGACTGCACCAAG